GAAAATTTGCATTTTTTATATCAGATCGAAGTGGTATGAAGTTTCCTTACAGAGAAAGAATAAAGGAATGGAATGGCTCTATTGTACATAAATCAGAATATGAAGAAAAGCACCCACAACTTGATCCTCATCGTTCAGTAGTCGATGCTGAAGCTTTACGAGATGCACGACCAGATACTAAAGTTATTAATCCAGTAGAAAATTTATTAGGTTTAAATTCTTTTATTACATCTTCAAGTGGTTCTGCAGTGCTAACTGTTATTGAACCTAACCACGGAAGGTCTACAAGTGATACTGTTCGGTTTAGAAAAGTATTAGGGTTTGATGGTTTTTCTACTAATATCTTGACACAAGCATCAGGATATACTATAACCAAAGTTGATGATAATTCTTATACATTTACTGCGAGTAGTGGAACTGCTATGATAGGAAATGTAAGAGGGGGTGGTAGTGATTCTACTGCTGGACCTGTAACGCTAGGGGCATAGATGAGTTTTACATATACACAACTAAAAACAGCGATACAAGATTACACAGATAATACCGAAACAACTTTTGTAAATAACCTCGATAATTTTATCAAAGCGTGTGAAGAAAAAATATTAAAGTCTGTAGATTTAGAATTTTTTAGAAAAAATGTAACTTCGACACTAACAAGTAGTGATAAATTTTTAAGTGTACCAGACGATTATTTAGCTTCATTTTCTCTACAAATTACTACAGCTAGTTCTGAAACATTCTTATTACAAAAAGATGTTAATTTTATACAAGAAGCATATCCTCCTTCTGCATCGACTGGTGTACCAAAATACTATGCAATTTTTGACATAGATAATTTTATTTTAGCCCCTACACCAAATAGTGCATATACAGTTGAATTACATTATTTTTATAGACCTACGTCAATAACAGCTTCTGGAGATGGAACTTCTTGGTTAGGAACGAATGCACCTTTTGCTTTACTTTACGGATCACTTATAGAAGCTTATAGTTTTATGAAAGGTGAAACAGATGTTTTATCTAACTATAACGGTTTATTTACACAGTATTTAGATAGACTAAAAGACTTAGGTGAAGCAAGAGAAAACACAGATGGTTATAGAGTTGGTCTACCATCAAGACCGAGAACATAGGAGTAAAAGATGGCAACAGCAAATGCAGCAACCAATTATCTAGAAAGAAGATTATTACATTTTTTGTTTAAAAATAATTCTCTTTCTTTTAGCTCACCTGGAGACAGTATTTATGTAGGTCTTGCAACAGCAGTAACAAACACAGGAGAACTTGGATCTTCTGAGATTACAGAAGCTAACTTTACAAATTATCAAAGAGTACAAGTTACACCAACTGCTGTAGGAAATACAGGTGGATGGACAATGATAGGATCTGATTCTACGGATACTCAAACAGCAACTAATCAAAATAATATAGAGTTTCCAGCTTCTGGTGGGACAAACAATACAATTACACATGTTATAATTGCAGATGCAGCAAGTAGTGGAAATATATTGTTTGTAGGAGCATTAGACGTACAAAAGGTAATTGAAACTGGTGATATATTTAGAATTAACGCAGGGAACCTCACAATAGAGTTGAAGTAATGGCATTAGTAATATCAGACAGAATTAAGGAAACTACAAATACAGTAGGTACACAGACTTATCAATTAGAAGGTGCAGTCACTGGGTTTGAAACTTTTGCTTCTAATCTATCTAATGGTGACACCACTTATTATGCAGTTACAGATAACACAAACTTTGAAGTTGGTTTAGGTACAATAAATGAAGGCACTTCTCAAACTATAAACTACACAGTTACAGTAGCTAATGTAGGAGGAATAAATGTCTTTGTCTTAAATGGTGTAAACAATCCAGTTATTACGTTTGTAAAAGGTTTTACTTATGTATTTGATGTTAGTGATAATACTAATGGATCACATCCATTAAGATTTAGAACATCTGCTGATGCTTCTTATACAGATGGCGTTTCAGTTAGTGGTACACAAGGACAAGCAGGTGCTACAGTTACAATCGTTGTAGCAAGTGATGCACCATCTACATTAAAATATTATTGTACATCTCATGGTAATGCTATGGGTAATACCATTAATGTTATTTCTGCTGTAGCCACATTAGCAAGAACAACAATCTTAGCTAGTTCAAACAGTAATAATGCAGTTAGTTTTGGATCTGGAACCAAGACTATATTTTGTACATTACCTGCTGATAAAGCAGTAATAAAAGATGCAAGTGGTAACGTGGGTATCGGAACAAGTCCACAGGTTCCACTTGATGTAAATGGTCAGATACGATCTAAGAACGGATCTGTAGATTTACGCTTATTACCTATTGATGCGTCTAATGCAGGTATTATTGGAACTTATTCTAATGATGCTTTGGTAATAAATACTAATAGTTCAGAACGTCTTCGTATTGATGGTAGTGGTAACATAGGTATTGGTACTGTTAGTCCACAAACTCTCTTAGACATAAGAGTAAGTGGCAGTGATGCTAATAATACAGCAAATTTAAGTGCTGATTTTGATACTTGGGTAAGAATTGGTGATACACATACTAGTAAAACTTTTACTAATGGTACTGGTATAAAATTTGCTGATAGTGGTGTAGTACACTGGTCTACTGGAATTTTAAGTAATGGTAAATTTGCTATAGCAAAAACAAGTAGTAATCTTGATCAATTATTTCCATCAGGTAAAGATGATGCTTTAACTATTGATTCAAGTTTGAATGTAAATATGTTTGGTGATGTAACATTCACTGGCACAAATGGGAACATAGTCTTTGACAAGTCAGATGATGCACTTGAGTTTGCAGATAATGTGAAAGCAAAGTTTGGTACTGGTGGTGATTTAGAAATATTCCATGATGGTAGTAATTCTATAATTGAAGATGTTGGAACTGGAGGTTTACGTCTTAAGACTGGTAATGCAGGTAGAATACAATTTGAAAATGCAGAAGGTGATACTCTTGCAAAATTTGATGGTAATGGCAATAATGAATTATATCATAACAATGTTAAAAAGATTGAAACCACATCTGATGGTGCAACAGTTACTGGTGATTTAACAACAACTGCTGATATAGAATTAGGTCATGCAAGTGACACAACTATAGCAAGAGCAAGTGCTGGAGTTGTAACTATAGAGGGCAATACAGTATTAACAACAGGTAACTCAGATGCACCATCAACCACAACATCAAGCAGTGATGCAGATTTTGTTTTAATAGATGATGGGGGTGCTATGAAAAAGATTACACCATCTAATTTAGGAATAACTGCTGGTGCAGCTTCACTGGATGATGCAACAGCATTAGCAATAGCGTTAGGATAAGATATGGCAAATACATTTAAAACAATAACTCATACAGCAATGGGAAATAACGCAGGAACACCAGAAACCTTATATACAGTACCAAATTCACCATCTACAACAACAGTGGTTATAGGTTTAACTTTATGTAACATTACAACTTCAAGTGTTTTAATTGATGTTCATTTAGAAAGTGACACGACAAATACTGGTCAAGCACAAAATGCTAATATACACCTAGCTAAAGATGTTCCTATAGCAGTTGGTTCTAGTTTGGAGTTATTAACTGGTGGTAAATATGTTTTACAAGCCACAGATGTTTTAAAAATAGATTCCAATGTAAATGGAGCAGTAGATGTGTCCTTAAATATAATGGAGATTACATAATGCCTTTAAGCACAATATCCTCAAATCAAATTAAAAACGATACTATTGTTGATGCAGATATTAATTCAAGTGCCAACATAAATTTAGCTACTAAAGTAACTGGTACATTACCAGTTGCAAACGGTGGTGCAGCAGAAGTGCCTGCATTTATGCTTACAACAACTGGATCTCATACTGTAACAAACAATACACAGTATGACATACCTTTGACTGTTAAAACATTAGATACACATGATTTGTTAGATACATCAGATTATACAGTAAAATTCACAACAGCCACTGCTGGAACTTACTTTGTGGTTGGCAGAACACGTCTTTTATATTCACCTACAAGAATGTATCTTAATTTAAATGTGAATGGTAGTAATATTGTAACTCATGGAGAAACAACAAATGCAAATGCTGGCAGTGGCTCATATCAAAGTGCTGTCGTGAGTTTTATACATACTTTTGCAAATGCTGACCAGTTAAAATTAAGATTGTATTTTTTAGCTACAGCAAATCAAAGTTTGTATGGTGGTGACAGCACAAGTTTACATGGTTTTAGGATAAGAACATGAGCTATATTGGAACAACACCACCACAAACTTTTTCTACTGCTACAAGTCAGTCTTTTAGTGGTAATGGCAGTACAACTGTATTTACTTTAAATAGAGCAGTAAATAGAAATGAAGATTTAGAAGTGTTTGTTGAAAACGTACAACAAAAACCAGCAACAAGTTATACTGCATCTGGAACAACCTTGACTTTTCAAGCAGCACCAGGATCTGGATCAAATAATATTTATGTTATATTTAGAAACTTTGCTATACCAAGTGCAGGTGGTCCAAGTTTAGCTAATAATAATTCTTTTGCTGGAGTTAACAATTTTGCACAACCTATAGTAAACTCTGGCACAATTGCTAGTGACATAACAATAGCTAGTGGTGAAAGAGCAATGATGGCTGGAGACATATCCATTAACTCATCAACCACAGTTACAGTAAATGGAGTGTTAACAATTGTCTAAAATATTTGTAGATGAAATAGGAGAAAAAACTGTTGGTAATGCAACAACACTTACTAATGGTGTAAAATTAGCTTCTGGAACGGATATATTAAATGTATATGAAGAGGGAACTTATAGCTTTAGTGTCTTTGGAGATACAAGTGTAAGTGCCACAAGTCCAGCGACTACAGAATATAGCAATGTTGGTACTGCAAGTTATATTAGAATTGGTAATTTATGTACTGTATGGATTCCAACATATAATATGGCTAGTCTTGGTTTAAGTAGTGGTGGGTTTTTAGCAATGAGAGTTTCTTTACCTTTTACTTCAGCTTCAGATGCAGTTGGAATTACATTGGTTACTGGCTATGCTTTACAAGGCAGATATGGTAGTTCAAACCTTGATGGCGTTGGTCAGGCAACAATAGGAGCTAATATAAATTATTTAATATATCAATGGTATACAACAAATAATGGTGGTTCGGGATACATTTATATGTCTGGAACTAGTGATACTATAAACTCACATTGTGTAACATATAAAGTAGGTTAATGTTATGAGTGGAATAATAAAAGCAACAAACTTAGAAGTTACTACTATTAAAGATAAAACAAATACTAATACTGCTATATCTATTGATACAAGTGGTAGAGTAAATATACCAAAAGTACCAGCTTTCGCAGTAAGAGGATACGGAAGTATACAAAATGCTGCAACTGTCAATGGAGTTTCAGTCAATACTGGCACAGATATTATTTATAATTTTACATCAATTGATGTTAATAGAGATAGTGCATTTAATAATTCAACTGGTAAATACACAGTTCCAGTTGCTGGATTATATCAAGTTCAGGCAGGTTTTGGTTACAAATCATCATCAAATTATTTAGGTTTTGGCTTTTTCTTGACAAGTAGTGATCATGTAAACAACGGATACATTTGGACTTGGGCAAATAATGATAATAATCACACGGGTAGACAAATATCAACTATTGTAGAAGCATCTGTCGGACAAGAATTTGCTCTTGCAATGTCTGACCAGTATTCAAATCCATCGAATATTGGTATTTACTATCTTTGGTTTTCTGCTTATATGGTAGGATAAATTATGACAAGTAAATTAAAAGTAGAACAGATAGCACATACCAACAATGTTTCTGCTATGACTATTGATAGCACTGGTGGTGTTAGTGGTATAGCTACTACTAAAACTGAGGTTGCCACAACAAGTGGAACTTTTAAAGATATTACTGTCCCATCTACAGCTAAAATTATTTATGTAGGAATTATGGGGTTTTCTCATAGTGGAAGCACTGCTAATCAAGAAATACAACTTGGCACAAGTGGTGGTATAG